CAAGCAGTAATGGTAATTTAATCGCTGCCTTCCCGGAAGAGATTACCCAATCTGAATGCCAGGTGATGATTGACAACCTGCTCAAAGACAAAACGGCCCGACTTATTGAAGCTGGGCTGCCCGACGGAACCAATATTGCCCACAAACACGGCTGGGTTACCGATCCATATGGCATCATTCATGACATGAGTGACGCCGCCATCGTTTACACCCCCAGCGGCAACTATGTTATGGCAATTTTCCTATACGATCCTGAACAGATTATTTTCGACCCCGCAAACGAAATGGTCAAAAATATTTCTCGAGCGGTTTATAACTACTACAACTTGCCTGAACCATAACATCCACTAGGGTATAATATCTCCCATCGCCCTCGTAGCTCAATGGACAGAGCATCTGACTTCGGATCAGACGGTTGCGTGTTCAACCCACGCCGAGGGTACTACTACCGGTTGGTAATGTGCGGAGAACAAATAGACTAAGGCGAGGAAGAAGGTAACGATAAGAGCGACTCCTGCGGCGAGCTCGAAGGCTGCTGATCTGTCAGCGGTCTTCTTTTGCTTGCGGGGGTAGACTGTCCGTCCTTGTGGTCGCATAAGGGAATTGTATTGAAAATCAATTATTTGTAAAGGGCATTTGGGCATCAGTTCTTGGTGGGACGTGGATGCTCTGGCCATCGATGTTTTAGGGGTCAAAGTGGGACGCACAAATGCCGGCAGATCTATTTCTTCACGGCTGCGGTGGGACGAAGGGGCGCTTTGCGGTGGGCGGTAGCTTTGCTCTAATTGCACTTGTTCAAAAGCGCGGTCTGCCTGGCTGAGATAATGTTGGCGGCTGCGGGTAAAGTGGGGGCTGAGTGAAGCGGCAGGAGCGGAGGCGGTGGCTGGCTGGCCTGGTAGTGGATGGGGTTGAGACGGCAACGCCGCTGCTGCGGAGCAGCAGAAAAATTTTTGCAACGAAAGCAGCCCCTCGTTTCCGGGGGGCTGCGGTTGGGCGGTGTGGTCCTATGCTTTGCGGATCACCTTCCTCGGGCCATTATCGCCCATCTCTGCAACCAGGTTGAGTGGCGGATTGAGCGCGTTTCTGCCAGGCTGTAAGGCCTGCGGATCGATGCCGATCAGGGGCAGCACTTCGGGCCAGATGCGGATCCCCCACTTGCTATACTGCCCACCCAGGGCTTTGTATTTGGGCTTGCCATCATCTGCGATTCCGTAGGTGATGGTGTCAGCCGTGAAGATGATCGTCTGGGCGTTGGCTGTCTGGGCTGGCTGGCTGGCTGGCAGGGGTGCAGCTGCAAGCGTGGCGTGGATCGCTTGAAGTTCGCCCAGGATAGTGCGTAGTAAATTGCCTGTTGCTGTGTTCGTGAGCTCGTCTAACATGGTAAACCTTTCTGCCGGTCTTTAGCCCGGCCGGCAGGGCAGCGGATTACTGAATGTGGAAGTCCTTGCAATCGAAAGCGCGTACTTCGATTGTTGCAGTATCGTTGTACCAGTAGTGATCGTCCTGGCGTGTGACCAGGGCAACAAGATAACCCTCATCACTGCGCCTGCGCATGCTCATCACAACAGCCTTATAAGGGGTGCCACCATAAGACACGGTACACACCACCTGGCGCTCTGGCTCATTCCCAGCTGCGGATGCGTAGGCATAAGCCAAAGACTTCTCGTGGGCGGCAGCCTGATCCACTGCCTTTGCATGACTATCTGCGAGTGTGATCTGGATATCTTCACCTGCCCAGGTCGGCAGCGACAGAGCGAACCCAACGGCAATCCGATGCTTGCACATATGCCCGGCTTTGCTGTCTGGACAGGAGCATGTCCTTCTGGCTGGGTCCACCCGATACCAGCGATTCCCTACAGACTCGCTCTTGACCTCCCACACACCAGGGATATCAAAGCTATTTCTCAGGGCATTTGCTGCCAATATTCGAGCAGCTGCTTGGATGCGCTGACCCGACCGAGACACAACAGCAGGGTAGCGACTGGAAAAAACGGTCTTGCAGAATTCAGCCTGTAACGATGTAAACATTTTATCCTCCACAAAAATTTTTATCTGGCTGAGGACTGGTCAGCCAGGGAAACCCAGATCAAAACAAAGGCAGCTGCTCGCCCTCGGGCAACCAACGCCAGGCGGGACGATCAGCCAGGACACACGGCGACCAGGCACCAGCACAACCACGGGGGGCGGCAGGACAACCCGAGAAACCACACGAAAAAGCAAACACGGGCAGACCACGACCAACAGCCACACCAGCAACAGCCAGGGATCCGGCAGAGCCAGGCGACGCCAGGAACAGAACAAACGAGCTCGCACCGACCAGGGCAGCACCAGAGCGGGAGATCAGGCGAGCACGCAGGGGGACACGAGCTCCACCACCAGCCCACCAGCGCACCCAAGCGCCAAACTCGACGGCAAAGCGCAGCAGACCAACAGGAGCAGAGCCGGACCAAAAGCCAGCACCATCGGGACCACCCACGGCACACACGGACAGGGGCAGATCGGCGGCCAGGGCGGACCGCAACACCAGCTCATCAGCGCCGGCAGCACAACCCACGGACACGCCAGCTCCACCCAGGGAGCGCACCACGGCAGCAACCAGGGGAGCGAACGAAGAAGAAAGCGAGCGGGAGCCACCAAAACAAACGGACATCTGAGCACCTCCAAAAAATGGTTTTGAACTGCCGTGCAAATTTTTCTTTTACGGTTTTGAAAGATTTTCAAAAAATTTTTTTGTAAAGGAATCTTTGAAAATTCTCTAATTTTTGTCTTTAGAGAAAAAATTAGAGAATTTTCCCTTTACAAAAAAACACCCTAACCACTACAAGCTACTAATCGACCCCGATACAGGGAAGACGGAGCAACTGTTATATTAATTTTTTGAAATAAAATCTTTCAGTAAAAGAAAAATTTCTTGCACTTGAACTTAAATCTTCTGGCGCATGTTCTTGCGCCGTTCTTGATCTGGCTGCTCATTCGGTGAATGCTTAGGGTGCAGGGAACTGATTCAGGGATTGAGTTGCTGAAAACGCGTTCTTAGATGCTCTTTACCTTCCTGCGGTGTTCTGGGGCTGCCGCAGGGGCGGGGGCGCTGCCTGTGGGGTGGCTGAATGAGGGAATCTGCCTAAGTTGAGTGAAAACTTTTTACCTGCGGGTAAAGTGCGTGAAAGCCTGGCTTTGGGAACGAAAACAGCCCCGAAACGTGGCTCTCGGGGCTGTCTGTGAGGAACAAAAGAGGAACAAATAGGGGGTTACTTCTTCCGGAATTCGCCGGCAAACTTCTCAACCAATTCCTGAGCGCGCTTGAATAATTCGGGGGATGCACCATTGACCTTCATGGCCTGGAGGGATGCGAAGGCGTTGGCGATATCATTGGCAGCGCCGGCGAGCATGGCGTTGTCACGTAGGGAAACATCGGGGATCTCGGGGGTGAAAAGCTTGTCATAATCCATGGTGGCAAGTGGGGGATAAAAGCCCAATTGTGCGGCTCTCTGATAGGCGTGATACAGGATGTCCTCGATCACGTAGAGGAAATATTGCTGCCGCTTCACCAGGTGGCGCTCGGGTGGTCCCTGCATCGCTTCCGCTGTGGCAAGGTTCACATCGCCACCCTCGCCGCGCCAGTGAGGAGGAAAACCACTGCCGGCGTCGATCATATTACGGACCGCCTTCATGTCGTGGCCTGCATCTGCACCACGTAGGCTCGGGGTCATAGTTTCCCATTGCTCGGTTTCATCCTTCACAATGATGCTACCCGATTCGGGTGCGCCTCGGTACTGTTCGGCTTTACTCTCCACACGGTTGCTTGGGACGGTGACCAGGTAGAGAAACGCCCGGGCTGCCCAATGCAGGCGGACACGGTCCTCGAGCATGCGCGAGTAGCGTAACAACCAGGGAATCATCGTGGCCAGGTCACTCTCGCCCATGAGCGCACCGATCGGGCGATTGACAGAGTAGTGCAGCAAGATGGCTTTGTCGTCCGCAGAAGATGGGTGGTGGGGGCTGTACCATTGTTTAGGTTCAACCTGGTTAGGCACGGTTTCGAGATAGGAAATCTCGGTTTCCCAATCATTCGGCTCGGTTTTTATTTCCCGGATCATATCCTTGGTGACGAAGCGGATATAACTCATTCCGTTGGCATCATCAAGGAAAAGGGCTACAAACAAATCGCCGGCGCGTGCGAGCTCATCGCACATGGGGATTAGTCTGAGATCGAGCATGTTCTTGGGATGATTCCAGAAGGCCTTTATGAACTTATTCAGATCTGAATTTGGGCTGCTGACTTTAAAGTCACGCCCAATCACAAAGTCGCTGGTGATGGTTACGATACGCCAGGCGATAGGGTTCTTCCGCCAGGCAGTGAGGGCATCGGTGTACTGCTCTTGAATCTCGGCATAGTCACGATCATGGCGGCGGCCACTGATGCTCTGCCAGCCCGGGGAGTCGTCCACCTGGCTGGTGACTGTGGAATAGAAATCACGTTCGGGTTGTGACTTGGGCTTGGGGGAGAAGAAGCGCTTTAGCATGGGGATGTCCTTTCAATGGGTAGTTACCATAGGCGTAAAAAAGGCCAGTTACACATACAAAATATGAGGTAGACCAGAAGGATAAGCAAATAAAAAATGATTTTTCTTTTTACCATGTCAAATCCTTTAGCGGGTCGTAGTTGCTGGCGACACGGCTACTGGCGTCCCCCCAAACCTGCTCGTCCAGGACACTGACAAGAGCGGCAGAAAGAATCAGGTCGTCATGTAGGTATTCACCTGTTTGCGGGTCTCTGGTGCCGTCTGGAACGCCCCAGCGCATCAATTTTCCGGGTCCCTCCAAAATCTCATAAGTGCAAGAGTCCAGTTGACCGGTGAACATCTGCCGGCGTGGGTCGAACAATTCCCAATGTGCTTCTTTATAACGACCGACCTCGATCAGGCCAATGAAGTCCCAACCCAGCTTTGACTTGCTGCTGCTGGTGAAGATAAAGGGGATTGTCTGACCAGGCAGGAACGACTCGAAGAACGTGGCGAGACCGCTGCCGATTCCCGTTGCATCCACGACGACGAAGCGGGGCTTCCAGGTCTCGGCCAAAGCACGAAGCTGAGCGAATAGGGAGGTATGCTTATTACCTTTCCAGAATACACGTTCGACCACCTTATAACGTGGGCGGTGAGGATCCTCGGGACGGCTCTCAATCTCGAAGATAGTAAGGGCGGTGGAATCACGGTGGGGATTGTCCAGGCGTTCAAGATCGTGGCTTGCACCTTCATCCTCACCGGCGACGTCGATAGTGAAGGCATACATGGTATGACGTTGGGGCTGAGGTTGAGATGGATGATCACCAGCCATGAGAGCACGCCTGGCAGGTGGAAACATACCACCCTCGGCGTCAATCTCTTCGCTGAAGTATTGCGTCTTGATGAGTGGATGCTGGCGGCCTAAGCGTGCGATCTGTTCTTCCACGTGAAGCATGTACATCTTGACTTCCGCCCCAACGTCGAAGCCGGTCTTGATGAAGACACGCTGAACGCCATCCTGTTCCTGTGCCTGGCGTGCGGCTCTGAGTTCTCTGGCAAGTAGGGTCTTGGAGGTCCAGGCTGTGCCATAAAAGACCTTGGTAGAGTTGAGGTTGGCTGACATCGGCGATACGTCTTTATCCCACTTGCTGATCGAAACGTCCTGGGCTTCGTCACAGACGAGCAGCAAGTTTGCAGTAGCGCCCACGATGTTGGCTTCCTCCTGGCCTGAGAAAAAGTAGATGCGTGCATTCCCCATTCGATAACAGTAACCTTGCTCCTTCACGAATCGTGACCTGGTAAACAAGTTCTTACTGAGCACACGTTCAAGCCGGCGCATGGCGTTTATAGACTGGGGCTTCCAGGTAGGTGACACTTTGACAAGTTCTTTGTTGTCGGTCTGAGAATAGATGGTCATGAGATAAGCTTCGATCTGTGCCTGGAGCTCATTCTTGCCGCTTTGCCTGGGCAGCATTACGACGAAAGTCAAACCCTTGAAGTATCGAACGCTGTCAACGACTGCGGTAGCGATCTCCTTCTGGTAGGTGCGTAGCTTGAGTTGACCGCCAAGATCACAGAAAAGTAGGATGTCTTTGAGTACGTCTTTGATGCTATCGACAAGAGGGGCCATAGTTAGTGTGTCTATCCCGAATCCCATTCAGCATAGCGTTTGTACGTTGACTTTCGACAATCTTCACACTCACAGCTTTTAGGGTGGCATTGTTTTGTGTGCGTAAGGATTGTTACCAACAAACCAGGCCAGGCCTTGTCTTTGTCGATCAGCTTCTGCCATTCGGCGCGTACTGTTTCCGGGTGGATACGAGAAGCTACGAACTCGGTGGCATGATTGTGGATAACTCCAATCTTGTCAAAGAACGCCCAATTTTGTTCTGAAAAACCGGATTTTGAAAAACCGGTTTTTCCGGTTTCTTTTTCTTCCTCACCCTCCTCAACTATGGGATTATTAATAGTAATAGAAAGGGAAGAATCCGGATATTTAACCGGTTTATCCGGATTTTCAAAAGAGTTATCCACAGGGCCTGTGGATAACTCTGCTGCTGCTGGGCGCAGGAAATCAAACCCTTGTTTTGTTAGAGACCATCCTACATGGCTTTTAGTACGGGTCAAAAGACCACGCGTAGCCAGGTAAGAGCAGTGCCTGGATACGGTTTCGTCATCGCCGCCTGTGATGGCCACCAGCTCCTTCAGCTGGGCAGGCCTGCCCAGGACAAAGACGATCTGTAAGATAATCAGGGCTTTGGCGTGTTTCCACAAGTCAGGGTAGAGATCAACCTGATTCAAGTCAACCCCCACTCAACAGACAGGGCTTCTATGGCGGCATCGATCTGGCTATTGAGTGTTCTCAGCGCCTGGCATTCACCAACTCTGGCACAATCCTCACAGGTGTGAAGATCACGACGCAGCTTATTGATTGCGGCACGAAGCGTTTTGGACTGTTCAAGCACAGTCTCGGCTTGCTCGACTACGGGGCAGGTTTCAATAGTTGTCGGTAACATGCTATTCTCCTAAAAAGGAAACATTTCTTGAAACTGGTTGACGAGCACAGTTGGGTTTAGGTCGTCATTGTGATAAACAGGCAGAGAGACCTTAAGTACTGGTTTGCCGTCATCGACAAAGACAGCCTGGACAGTACCAATCCGACCATTGAAAGGATGGCCTGGTTGTACAATTTGAATTTTCTTATGAATCAAGTAGTGTAGAGGAATTTCAAGTGTATCCATTTGACTATTCTCCTTGATTTGGGTCCTTATTTAACTGCCATTCTTCGGTTAGCTGCTGGATGGCGAGAGCGATAGCATCCAGATCACCGTTTTGTTTTGCACCTAGAATCTGCTGAGTGCGAAGAAGGCCAGCAATGCGGGTGGCACTTGCACCCAAAACGCCTAACCACTTTATGGCTACTTCGACGTCCTCTACGCCATTAGCGAGTTCGAGCGTGCGACGGATAGTAATCCGCAGCATGGCGATCTCATCGATGAGATTGGTTTGTGAGCCAGCTTCGAGCAACAGATCTAGGTCACCAAGCTCCTCGGCCTTAAATTGCCTGGCGTAAAAGCCATGTTTTAGGGCATTGATATTCCTGGCCGGTGCGCCGCGTTTCCTGCCCATTTAGACTCCACGTGCCCAGAGATTGACAGCCATACCAACGCCACTGATAGACACGTACAGACCGGTAGCAAAACGAGGAGCAAAGCGATCAGGGAAGAAGAGCGTGAAGGGCTGCTGAACGCTCTCGGGGCTGATGTGCGCCTGAAAGATGACCGTGCCTGAACCTGCCGTGTTGTCGTAGCAAGTGAGTGAAAGGGGCGTGGCGCCATCGACGCTGACCACCAGGCCGGCCAGATAACCTTCGCCGGTGTGGATAAGGGAGGATGCGGTGATTACTTGTTGATAGTTGGCCATAATTAGTAAATCCGATCTTTCCCGTCGACTCGATGTTTGAGCGTGATACGGGAAGTGGTGAGCTCATTCACGGCTTGCTTGACCAGGTCGTTATAGGTTCTTCGATGCTCGGCGATGGTGGCATTGATTCCGGTGATCACGTCACTGTGGGCGGTGGGGTCCCTGATCTCGTTTGAAAGTCGCTCAGTCCAGGCACGCAGAATACAATACTCGGTGAGAATATTAAGGTACTGGTCTGGAACAGTAAGATCGGTGAGCTCGCCCATGGCGGTATCGTGTAAAGCCAGGTAGTGAACTCGAACGGGTTGAGCGTAGGGCACGGGCTGTCCCATCCAAAGCTTCCATCCGCTGCCGGTGGAAAAGTCACGATCGATGTCATAGTAGTCACCATTGTAAAAATCGTCTTCGAGGCGGCTGCGGCGCACGTGATAACGCATGTCATCGGTGATCGGCCATTGGACACTGACGACTTCCTTGAAGTCGGAGGGCAATTCGATCTCATGCTCCTTGACTGCATCCGAAACGTCGGCTTCCTTTGGGCGCAGGATAGGGAATTCACGGATAGCTTCGATCAGCCAGTACCAGACCTCGTTGGTGCGTGACCAATGAACCTCGGTCGGGTCGCCTAACGAGTACATTACCCGGGTGAGAAAACCGCCGAATTGGGTCATGGATTTGGATCCTCCTTTTCTGTTTTGATTCCTGAGTAAGCCTTGGCAGCCCGGGCTTTATTCGCATTGATCGTGGCCTGACATTTGCGACAGAATCCACCGGGGGTGCATGGCTGCCCACAACCTGGGCAAGTGCCCGTTAGTTTGGACTTCTTGGGTGTGGACTCGATACCATCCCTCCCGATGGTGGTGAAGATCTTGGCGATGGCCGGATCATCTGTATAAACAGCGATCGCTGAGCTGGCGTGAATGTGCTCTTTACCGACGACCTTTGATAAGGCTTCCACCAGCTCGAAAATATCATCTTCGGGGTGGTCTTTGTCTGTGGTGATATAAATGGTAGACATTTGAAATTCTCCTTAGAAATTGGGATAGGAATTATTTCTGAATTGCTCCACATCCGGCGTCCAGTCCTCGGGGCTGTGCTTGTCTCGGCCGAGCACAGTGGAAGCCAGGCGAATCGGCGCATCAGTGGCCTTCTCGCTGCTGATCCTGTCGATCTTCACGACCAGGTTGTAATCCAGGGGGAAGCGTTCTACTCGTCCACCGTACAGGGTGATGAGAAGATCATCGCCTTCCATGGTGACATCAATAATAGGTATGTCGACTCCAAGGGAAGCGAGGGCTTTGGCGAGGTTGGCGATCAGGCTGAGCGGGGAAAGTTTCTCGAGCATTTCTCCAATGCCTGGCTTGGGTTTGGTGGCGGTGATGGTTTTGGTGGCGGTGATGGTTTTGGATTTTCCTGCACGTGCGGCAGGCAGTAGAAAGAGCATGACTAACAGGGAGAGCAAAAACAGGGCAAAGCTTCTGAGGGATTTCATTTGTTCCTTCCTTGTGCGCCAGGTGGGGACGATTCCCCACCTGGCCAGCACTTGCAATTGAAAATATGGTTTTCGTGTGGTTGGTTTGATCTCCTGGCCCTGGCAGGCTTGGTCCAATGGCATGGGGTCTGCCTACCAGGGCGATCTAAGGAGAACGGCAGTTAGTCGGGCTGCCTGGGGTATGGCCTGATGGAGGGCAGGCCTAACCTTTGAAAGGGGGGAGGATGATTGGGCACTGTTCCGCGTTCACCCTCCCTACAGGTCTACGGCCTAGTTGCGGCCTAACCCTCAGAGAAAGTCAGCACAACCGTGAGGTTCTGTGCTGCGGTACCTGCTGCACCATCGAAATCGACGGTGACCAGCATAACCGTGCCATCAACGATGTGAGGGTTCTCTGCACCGACGAAGTTGGCACGGGCAAACTCGGCGGGAACGTTGGAATCGCCCACATCTGAAATGAGCAAGTAGGCGTCATCGTCGGAGGTCGTGCCGATCTTGATCTGTGCATTGCTGGCGTTCGAGGCGACTGCGCTCACGTGTTCAAGCGAACAATCGAAGGGCATGGTGAAGACAGGGACAACGTTGGCCGTGAGCGTGCCAACCACGTGAAAGGTGCGGGTGAAGTGGTTACCTTGCATTTGAAGATCTCCTTTTCAAGTTTTATTTCAGATCTTTCGTCGATCGTGCAAACGAAATTGATTAGGTGTAAATGATGGTGACGTGAGAATTGGCACCACTGAGATTTACAGCCACGCCATTCTGAAGATGGAGAGGCTCGGGAAACTGGACACTAATCGTTACCCGGGCGGCATTGATGGCGATGGTCATAACAGAAGCACCGCCATTGCCGTCTGTTATTTCACACGTGGCACCGGCGACGGTGTCCGTGAAGACAACGCCGTGCAGGACGGTGGGAATGGTAGTCATCACGCCCGAAGTTGTGGCCTTTGCATAAGCTGCTGTCATGGTCTAACCTTTCTGGTCTGGGGCAGGAGACGGTGGGCTGGTCGTCTCCTGCCTTTCGACCGGTAAAAATATAAGGCGGCGGTAGATTTCCGGGGTCTACGATTCCGCCTATCCAGATTGTCAAGGAACTGCAAAGAAAATTGATGCATGTGGTCCGCCGGCGCCGGCGCACCTGGTGCGTTTCCGGACTTTTTCACGCCTAGCGAAAATTCTAGCTGCATCATTCTTTGCATGGTTACGTAGAAGAACCTTGTATTTGCCAATGTCTATTGCCATTTTCCCAGGCTATACAACCCTGGTTCGTAGATGCTAATAGATCATAGGTTGGCTCACGGACACAAGAAGTAATCCATGAAAATGTAGGCTCTCTATAACCTGCGTTCATCAAGTCGGTGATGACGTTATATTTAGCCTTGCCTGCTGACTTTGCTGAATAGATTACAAAATCAGTTCCGAACTCGTCTGCTTTGGTTTTGATCTTGAAGGCAGGCATAATTCACATCATTTTTTGCACGTATGATCACGCTCAGCACAACGTTCGTTGCACTAAGCGACGTTGCGCTTCCCGATGCCGCGGTACGTGGCTACACCGTAGGCGAAGTAATCCCTGACCTTGATCGGCAGGGTATCATTGGTGAAGAGCAGGCCTGCGGTGGGCGAAGTGACGGTGAAGAGCTCGGGCGCTGGATGGCTGCGAGCACCTGCCGGATTGTTGGCGTAGGCCATACAGATCACGGGGTTTAACAGAGGATCCGTGATGTAGGCCCAATCGCCGGTGTCAGTCCACTCGGGCACTGCGATGGGAATTGGGCGGGGGTCGCCCGGGCGGGATTGAGCATAGGGGTTTACATCGTTGTTGGGCGTGCCGGTGTAGCCACCTGGCCCTGCACCATACCCGAAGTCGATCAGGGCGGTGTCATACAGGTCAGCCGGTCCAAGGAAGAACTTAGGCCAGAGCATCGTACGAGCTGCGCTGGTCAACTCGGTCTGCTTGGCGCATTCGAGGCGAGCAGCTTTCCAGGCGGCGATGCTGTAGGCCGTGGTGGCGAGGTTGGCGTGACTGGCAGTGTGGAAAAGGGCTACACTGTCCTGGTCAAGGGTTGGACCTACCCCAGAATTGACGGTGAAGATGGCGGCAATCTTGGCTGAGCGAGTGCGCACGGCGGCGATGGTCAAGGCTCGGGGAATGGCCTGCAACTTGGCGATCTCAGAATTACGCAGCATCTTGTCCGTGATGCCCACGTAACCGCCGTACTTGGTGAAAGAGTCACTTTCCTTGGTGTCGCCCACGGTGAGCTCGGTGTAGCTTGCGCCTTCTGCCACAGTGGGCAGCGTGGCAATTCCGCCGAACTGGATCCAGGCCATATCCTGCAAGGATCCATCCGTGGGCTGAACGGCGGTGATCATCTCATACCAGCGGTAGGGCTCGAGCGCCTGGTACAAGTCGATGATTACCTTGTTCATGGCATTTACTGCCATGTCTGCAAGGGTGGTCGTGGTTGCGCCGGCGAAGGCGTACTCAGGGCGGAAAACGCCCTGGTATCCGATGTCACCGGTCAGAAGGCGATAGAGTTCATCGGTGCGGCGTAGGGAAGGGCTGGGCAGCTTGGCCGATGGTGAACCAAAAAGCCAGTCCCATGCACCTTGGAAGGCTTCGAGGCCTGACGGTCCAATGCTGATATGTCCCCCACGTGGGGGAGTGCCGCCGATGTCGATCACGGGGCGGCTGGGTTGCTGGGCGTTGATCTGGCGGGTGATCTGTTCGACCTGGTTTTGAAGGTCAAAGATCTGATTTGAAAGCGTGACGTTCAGTGGTTCGGGGTCGGGATTGGTTTCGTACGGTACGGGTGTTTCCATGGGTGATTGGTCTCCTTCTGGGATTTGTACGGGTGAGTTGATGTCAACGCCGCGACTGTTGAAGTACTGACAGGCGACGGTGAACGCGTGAAGATGGTCAATGCCGGCGGATGAAAGCCAGCCATCCAGGAAGTCGAAGGCTTCCTGGGAGAAGTCGTTCGAGGCGATCAGTTGCTTGGTGGCAAAGATGCCGTTGGGATTGAGTGCCGGTTCGTCAACCAGGTCGGCAGCGTGGAATTTGAGGATGCGAGCCACGGGGTATTCGTAAAGGGCATCCTGCGGCTTGGGGTCTTTGGCGGGGATTTCCTTCCCGCTGGCTGTGGTCCACACCTTATCCAGGCTGACGACGACGGACACGCCGAACGAAGCTGGGTCCTCTTTGGCCAGGTCGATCACGTACTGGCGGAGATTGCCCTCGGGTGACTTCGCCGGCGCATCGGCCAGGTGGAGATCACCCCACATTCGAGCTCCATCGTGGTGGAAATTCTTCACACGTCCCAGATACTTACCGAGTCCATCGTTTGATAAACCCGGGTGTGTGAAGCGGGATTTGATGCCGACAAGGGACGAATTGCCGAACTGCGTAAGTTGCTCGAGGGATTTGGAATCGAACATCAGGCGGTGGCCTGCTGCTTCGGTGGCGTGGGCGATAGCACAATCCGAAATGATGCCGCGCTCAATGTCGATCTTGGTTGAGTGGGAAGAGATTGGTAGTGAACGAAAGTTTTGCATGGGCCTCCTTTTTGGTGATAAAATGTGAGTAGTTGAAACCAGGCTGCCACCTGGTGGAAACGGGTAACCTCTCTACCCGTTAATAACTAAAGTGAGAGGAGATCAAATGTCACAGCTTGATGATTACCTGTCAATTCGTCGGGGGGAGTGGTCAGAGCAAACCTTTGTCACTTACAAAAGGTTGCTGTCTGACCTGGCAAAATCAATTCCTGATCTTGGTTCGATCACCTTGGCTGAATTTACGGACTGGTTGTATCGCCCGACCTGGGGCGATTCTCAGCGCTACGTGGCTTGCAAGGCTGCTCAGGGATTTATACGCTGGGCGATTGGAGACCATCCGATTCTAAAGTTGAAGGTGAAGCGTCGGGCGGGGCCTCCGCAGCGATCGCTGAATGCTACCCAGTTGGGGAGGCTACTAAGCTCATTCGACACGATGTGCAAGAAAGGGGTGAGGGATTTGGCTATGTGTTCCTTGATGGTTGACACTGGCCTGAGGGCGACGGAAGTTTGCAGCCTGGCCGTGAGCTACGTAGATCTGGATGAGTGCAGGCTGACTGTGAAGGTGAAGGGGGGCAAATGGGGCGAGGGTGTGTTCAGCGATTCCGTTGCTCGATACCTGGGGAACTGGCTGGAAGTGCGAAAGGCCAAGCCTGGGGTGGATGCCGTTTTTACACACGTCTATCTTGGAACTTCTATGACTCGCCAGGGGCTGCGGACCACGATCAGGCGGTGGGGACTGGCTGCGGGGGTCGGGGTGCTTTCCCCGCACGATCTACGGAGGACCTTCGCCGTGTTGTCGACTCGCAACGGTGCACCGGCGCGTGTGCTGCAAACTGCTGGCCGGTGGAGTTCAATGGCCATGGTTGAGCAGTACACACAGGCCATCGATCAGGACGATATGCGTCCCTATTTTCCGGTTACTCGGCTTGGGTATTAAAAAAAAAGAACACATAACTAACAGTTATGTGTTCAATCCCGAACGCACAACAGACGGTTGCGCGTTCGAATCGTGCCGGGGGCGCCATATCTGGCGGTATCACTCTCGTTTTACCCCCATATCTTGGGGTTGAGCCTGCTTTTCGAGCAGGCTCTCGTTTTTCGAGTGCAATTGGGTGCAGATCGGTGTGACCAGTTCGTCCATCAGCTGCGCGGCTTCGTCCTGCATCTCGTTATACAGGTGTCCGTAGATGTCCATCGTGATGCTGGGTTTGGAATGTCCTAAAATCTTGGATACCACGATCACGGGAATGCCGTGGTTGAGCATCAGCGATGCTGCCGTATGACGCAGATCGTGGAAGCGTATCTTTGGCAGTCCAGCACTCTGCAATACTTGATAAAAGTCCAGGCGCAGGTTGCTCGCGTCCATCGGCGTTCCATTTTTGGATGGAAAGATCAACT